CAGCATCAGCTGCAGATTCTGGAGCTTCTCTGCTTATTGAAGTTATAGACACTGTTCTTTGTAAGGACATGGCATAAGTATGAAGGTAAATTTAACTGCAGACGGAAAATTACCAGAACATTTCTGGAAAATACTGTTGTTAGTGGTTGCGTCGTGTGTGGGCGGAATACACTCCGACTCAATCCTATTAATGATGGGTGTTTAACATGCCATATGTAACAGTAGTATCTAGTGACGATGACGCCGATACAATATCTATTGAATCTGAACGTTATCCAGTAGATCTCATTATGTGGAATCCTACAGTTGATCCACAATCAAGCGGTGCCCCGGTTGTTACCAGGGTTCGCACAACAAGATATACAGGAATAATTCGTAGAAGAATGTATGTTGAAGAGTCACCACGTCAGGATACGCGCCCTAGAGTACCGAAGACGCGTGGTGGCACAGATGAATTCATTAGTGCATTTTGGATTTCTGGGAAACCTAAATGCAGAAAAGGATATAGATACGATTTTAATAAGAAGATGTGTCGATTAATAAAATGACGAATAACAATAGAGCCAAGTACAAATGTCCTCGTTGTGGACATATTACAAACAGTCTTACACGTACAGGTTCTATTTCGAACATGAAGTGTGGAGCTGTAGGGTGTAGTCGCTCTTTAAGTAGAAGACACCGTCTCGAATAAATGTGGCTTGGATAGGCGAAGGGATATGGTTCAATTCGATCTCAAAGAATGTAGAGTCGATAAACGGAGTTTATTGCGATTGTTGGGACTGCACTTTTGCAGTTCCACACGATCAGTTAATTGACGGTGGAGTGTTCTTCACGAAATCCGAATATCGCACGCATAAAGAGACAAGACGTAGAGCATATTTCGCTCGTTTAGATCTAAAAGCGACTAAGGACGGCACGGCACGTACGAAGGAGAAAACGGAGGCAGCGGCGGTTTGGGAAGGCCGCCCTGTCCCCACATATTTCGATATTAAATACGGTAAATGGGTTTCTGAAGAAGACCCAGTTCACGAATTTGAGAGATTATACGGTTATTGATCGTATTACGATACAGGAAACCGGAGGCTATAAAGACCAATGGCCTCCGGTGGGTAAGTCTAGCGACACCCCGAAGGAGGTGAAAAACGCAAGACGGGAAGGATGACCACCGGTCATTAGGGAAGCCCGCAGATATGGGGCGGGATATGTTTATATGTATATACGCTTACCCTGTTACATGAGCGTCACCTCGGATATGGTTTGCACGAATTGTTTCAATGAAGAAGAAGAATTGTTTGAGTGGGATCTCAACAATACCCTCCTATGCGAGTGTTGTAACGACAAAGCTATGTAACTATATCTTTATACAGGGTTAGCCTCTCCTATTGGAGATATGCAGAATACTATGGTATATTCACAACTAGCCAGCGGAGTCCAATATATTAATTTGGCAAGAGATCTTTCATGGATGAATAGTCGTAATCATGAACATACTGATCGTGATGGTCATGTCGTTGGCTATCTTTGTAATATCAAAGTTCACGGTACTGTTAGTAATACTCTTACTGTCGGTATCGCACCAAATACCTGGAAAATGAGGAATGCTTTTAGAAAATGGCATGCATACAGAAATTTGATGTTTACTGAGGCTGGTGTTACAGAATCAGAAAAAGGGAGATATGGTAAAACTATACGCCCTTTTCTAGATCAATCTATGAAAAGTGGGACTATTAAGGACCCGGTAGGTTGGGATTTAACTAAACAATCACAAGAGTGGTCATATACTCAGATTGCAGCTGCTCCAGGATTCGGGACAGGTGCTACAGGTACTAATTCTGAGGATATAGTTGACGTTTACGAATTGAATATATGTGGTGTAAACCAAGTATCTTCAACAGCGTCGACCACAGGTGCTCAATATTATAGCAGCGTTGGTATGATTCATTCATACAACCAAGATAGACAAGAAGTCGTTACACCGACTGTTGATTCGGAAACTATCGAAGGGCAGAACAATCCACTTGCGTTATTACGTCAGGGTGGATCAGTTAGTGGTGGAGAAGTTATGGATATAGTTGAAGATCAAGAACTTGAAAAACCACCTTATGATATTACTGATAATGGTTGGAGTACTCAGTTAGCCATTTCTGATATCACTCAGGTAAATCCTGGTTATGATGGTAATAACTCTATACCAGTATTAAGGACAATGACTTGTTTTGTTCCTGCAGGATTAATTGCTTTATCAGCATCAGCTGCAGATTCTGGAGCTTCTCTGCTTATTGAAGTTATAGACACTGTTCTTTGTAAGGACATGGCATAAGTATGAAGGTAAATTTAACTGCAGACGGAAAATTACCAGAACATTT